AATTACATTTTTATTATCTGCAATTGAATCTAAAATACTTTTAACCTCTTTTTTATAGATTGGTTTTCCTTGGAAATATTTCATTCCTGTTTTTACCAATTCATAAAAATAATACATCAAAATCCTGCCTAATATTGCACTACCCAATATGGTTAGTATTCCTATTGCAATATTTTCATTTACTTTTTTTTTTTAACCACTTCGTTTTTAGCTCTTAATGCTGCTAAATCCGAACCTTCAATCTCACCATCACCATCAGTATCTATTTTCTTTTGTCCTGCAGTTAATTCGGCTTCGTTATATCCTGTTAATCTACCTTCCGATTTTGCTTTTGAAGCTTTATCTACTGCATTAAAAAAAGTTTTCTTTTCGTCATCAGACATATCTGCCAATGATTTACCAGTCTTATCCAACATATGTTTAAACAATTGTTGGTAGTCACTTTCTTCTTTTACTACTTGTCTAATAAGTTCTTTTAATTCTGTATGTTTCATTATTCCGATATTTGTCTGATTTTTTGGTCTAATTTTATCAATCTCTCTTTTATACTATAAATATGACCATTTGTTCTTTTCCAGTAAGATTTGTTATCAACACCACTTTCATTTTTAATCTTACCATACCAATTAAGAAATCTTTCCATTTCTTTTAATTGTTTATTGATGTTAGATATACCTCTACCTATTTTAGCTTGTGCAGTTGATTCTTCGTTTTTTAAATCTAACCAACGATTCTCACTCACTACACTATATCCGGTTAAATCTGCCTGTTTTTTTCCTTTTGATTTTTCGTCTCCTCTCTTACTAAATGCATTTGGAGTATTGTATCCCTGTACATTGCCCGTTACGTTCATCTCACCCATCATTTTTTCTCTTACAAGTTGACGAATCTTTTCTTTAAGTTGTTTGATTTGTTCATCTTTTTTATCAGGTAATCCTTTGTGAGATGTTGATGCAAAATCTTTAGCATCTTTATCAGACATTGAGTCTGCTGCTTTGGAAACTTCTGGAGATGGATTTTCTATATCACCCTTTTGAGCGGCATGAACCATACCCATAAATCTTTGTTGTGCTTTTGATACTGCTGGCATTTTGATAATATTAAGCTAATACATAAACAGAACCACCATTGGTTACTGAAATACTTTTTACATAACAAGGAAAAGGTTCTCCTGCTGTTAAATGTGCCAATGAAATGGTTGTATTACCTTCTAAAGTAATTGTACCGGTCACACCACTCACAGGTAACACACCCCACACTCTATCTATTAATGTGGCAGAACCAGATGTTACTAATTTTGCGTTATATGCTCTATAATTTACACTCATAATTTTATTTTTTAATCGATTGTTTTAATTCACCTAATAGTTCATATGTCATCATCATTGCAGATAAATGTTGTTCTTTAATCTTTTTTACAGATTTAATTTTTCTAACATTTGCAATTGTTTCTGCTAATTTAATTTTAGTAACTTTGTCAGAAATTTTAGAACCAACTTCTTTTAATGAATCTACCAATTTAGTTACTTCTTCATTAACATATTGATTCAATTTACCTGTGTTATTGATGTTGTTAATATATTCTCTCAATAATCCTTTCTGGTCTTCGGTTAGATTTTTGTATTTACTATTAAAAGATTCTACTAATAATTTATATGATACTGCTCTTAAATCATCATCTTGTTTTCTATATTCTTCTAAAACTGCATCTTTTACCTTTGCATCTTTATTTTGAATAGATGAATTGATAATGTTTTCTGCAATAGTAAATCTAGATGAAACTATATCAGTTGGGTCAAATGATTCTTCGGATGTAACAGTTTCAAATATCTTGTAAATAGATGCAAGAGTTTTGTAGTTTGATATCGGAGATTTAATAAACTCATCCAAATTATAAGTTTCCTTGATTTCTTTAATAAGGATGTACTTTTCTTTTGTAAGTTTTTTTTCGTCAATTTTTTTACGAGCTTCTAATATAGTGTTGATAAATTGATTTGCTTTTGATTCTGAATTATATTTTTCATTTATCAAATATTGGTATAATTTTAATTCTTTAGATAATTCTTTTTTAGAATTAAAATGTTCTTTTAAAATCTTTTCTGCAATTGATTTATTAGCAGACATGATTTCAGACGTAATTTGTCTTACTAATAATTCAAATATAAATCCAGTATTTTTGAACTTCGAATGTTTTATTTTTTTCATCAATTTGTCTAATTTGTCAGATATAAATATGTTTTTATATTACTTTATTACTCTTTTGTTAAATCTTCCGTTAAAATAGTTTTTTTATTACCATCCATATCTTTAAATATTTCTTGATAATTGTTTCTTGGTTTATATTTTACCGACCCTTCTTTTTGTTTAAGAGTCTTAATACCCAATGGGTCTCTACCTTCCGGATGGTCGTCTTTACCATATCTAACAGGGTCTTTTGGTCTACCTATATTACCATCTTCTTCTAATTCCGACTTTAATTTAGTTAATTCTTCTTCAATATTAGTTTGTCCTTCAGTTCCAGTTTCTTTAGCTGGGTCAACACCCTGTGTTTCAATTGATGTTAATCTAAATGCTTGTTTTGTATCATCTAATACTGCAAGTGTTAATTCATCTTGTTCATCTTTAGCCATTTTCATTACCGTCTCATACATCCACTCTTTAGAGAACATTTTAGTTTGTTGCATTTGTTGAATTAATGCCACTTTTGAAGTATATAATTCTACTTGTTCTTGTTCGTATATTTTTGATGGAATAGTTAATTCTAATGTAAAATTAGTCAAATTATCATCATCAATTCCTTGTGCATATAAGTGAACGATTGCAATTTTAGTTAATTCTGAAATTAAAACTCTTTGAACTCTTTCAATTGTTTTTGCAAATCTAACATCCATTGATGCAAGAGTCGCTTTACCATTTGTTTCTTCCTCATATCCTAAGAATGCTTTTGGAATCTTTAAAGCTGACATTAACTTACCTTTTAAGTAGTTAATATCATCAATCATATTATATTCCAATCCTTTTAGAGTATCGATAGATGTTCCATTATCATTACCTCTTACAGGCATGTAATAATCTTCAATTAAGTTTTGAACATTATATTTTAAATTATACTCACCAGTTCTTTCGTCAACAAATGGAACTTTTTTAGATGAGTTAATAATTTTTTGCATGTAGTTATCCACTTCGTTTGGTGGAATATTACCTACATCAATTTTAAAAATTCTTTTTTCAGGGGCTCTCATTACTCTATGAATCAACATAGCATCTTCCATTAACATCAATTGTTTCCAAACTCTCCTTGCACCTTCTATCATTGATTTACCATATGGTAAAAAGTTTGAATCCGAATTTAAACGGAAGTGGGCCATTTCATAATTTTCAAATTCTTTTTTTGCACTTTGACCATATCCTCCTAATGGGTTTTGATATGGTGCGTATACAAACTTAACTCTTTGTGGGTTTTGTAAATCAAACCCTTCTACTCTACTCACTTCATAAGTAGATAGTGGCATCACATTAACGATACCAACATTTTCTGCCATTTCTAATTGTAAAAAGAAATCACCATACTTTACCAAATTTCTTGTCCATGGCCATAAGTTAAATTCAACATTAAGAATATCATAAAATAAATTTTCTAATATTTGTTTAACATTATCATCGTCGTGATGTATCTTTAATACATTTCCTTGTTCGTTTCTGGCAGTACATTCATCTGCATATACATCCAATGCTGATGATAGTATTGGGTCGGTGTCCATTGAATCGTAATCTCTAAACAAATCAATTCTAACTTGTTGATAGGCCATTGACGATTCTACTTGTCCTGTTCCATAGTTTGTTACCTTCATTTTCATAAAGCGGTCAACTAAATTTGTGGTCATATTTTGCCACTCATCTGTATCGACTACTTTTATACCATCGGAAGTTTTTCTAACTATGGTATTTGTTGAAAATAATTTTTGTAACCTACTAAATATTGATTTATCTGCCATTTTTATATAATTCTATTTTTCTAAATATACGGAAAATATTTGAGTTTACCAAATATTACCATTTCCTACAACTCCAATAGTTTGCTTTATGTCTTGGGCCTGGACTATCACAATTCATTCTTGCTCTAAAAGATTTTCTTGCTTTTGGATTTGATTTTCTTATTTTCATTCCTTTTTGTCCAAAATTTACTTTAACAACATTGCCTGCAGGATTCTTTACATATACTTTGAATTTCTTAACATCACCTTGCATTGGTTTACCTAGTTGTACTTCTCTACCTTGATATTCCGCTTCTCTTAAACATTGACAACCTTCGTTTAGGTTTTTATCATATGTTCTCATAAAAGAAATAAAGTCTACCATATCCTCATCTTCCACATCATATTCTTCAGGTTCAACTAAACCATAATTCACATCATCATCACTATTGATATCTTCACTTATAGGAACACAATTTGGAACCATTTTACCATTTTTCATTTTGCCACCAACTTGTTTATATCCATCCCAACAAGCTTCGTTTACTACACCCTCTCCAAACATACCTACAAAATCACCTTGATATTTATTACCAGGTCTACCCGACATTGCGGTTGCGAAATCTTTTCTAACTTTTTCTTTTCCTTTAGCTATAAAATTAAAAAGGTTTTTAGCATTCAAATTAAAATCATCTATAAACTTTTGTACTATACTATCACGTGTACCCGTCAATCTAGCAATTTCTTTTGCTTCTTGGCCCGTTGCTTCACTTACTACATTTTCATTACACTTTTTCCATCCACCACCTTTTGATTTGTAGTTTTTTGCAGCCCAGCCATTTGCGTAGGCTGATGGGTATACATCAAACTTAGATTTTGCTGCAGCTTTTGATGCAGACCATTTAGCCGAATCGGTTGGACAATTCTTTTCTAAAAATAGATTTATTTTTTCTTCTATGTTCATAGTTTCATTTTTTGGTTTAGTTGAAACATATATTGGTTTTTTACCTTGTCCACTACTATTCTTACCACCTCTTCCTGCATCATTTTGTGCATCTCTTTTTCTACGAGTTGCACTTTCTTTTTCTTTTTTACTCATTCCGGCAGCTTTTGCAGCAGGAACACATTTAGCATATCCTTTCTTTTCTCCCGAAGTTCCACATGGGGGGTGTTTACCATCGACTTTTTTGCCGATGTTTACCCACTTTTCTTTAAACCATTTATTCAAATCTTCGTTCATCTATAAGAGTTTCAACATATAAATATAAAAAAATTACTTTAGTAACCAAGTTAGGTTTTCAATTTCACCTTTACCTAAATCCATTTCATATGGGTTTTTTGATAAATGACCCGTTGATATAATTCCTTCGTATTTACTTATTTGTGCTGAGTTTAACATTTGTTTTGTCAAATCTATTCCTTCTTGTTTTAATCTCAATGCAGTATTACGAACCCAAAGTCCAATACCCAACGCCATAATAAGGTCATCATTATATCCTTTCATTGCTTCTGCTCTACCATTTTGCCAAATGAACGTAAACATTTCATCTATCAATCTACTTGAACGAATTAGAATATCTTTTTCATTCATATATGTGTCTAATGCTGAAATAATGAGTGGACGAGTTTTAGATGTTGTTGAAAATCCGGCAACCATTTGTCTTTCGTCTCTATAATATTTGTTTGACATTTGTCTTTCGGTATCAATATATTTCAAATCATTACTCATATAAAATAAGTTTTGATATCCTCTATTGATAATTTGTTGAATACATGCCCAACCGACATTCGAGTTCTCTACTACTAAAAGTGCGTTATTATATTCGGTTGCCAATGCGGTTAAGAAGTTTCCAAAATCTTTTGTGTCAATTTTACCTCTATATTCTGCAACTTGTGAACTATCTTCAATGTCTATAACTTGTGCAGTAGAATAGTCAGCTCCGTCACCACGTGCAACGTCCGCACATACCATATATGCTCTATTGTAATTTGGATGTTCCCATACCCAAAGATTATTATCAAATCCTCTTTTTTGTGCAGGTTCCATCACATATGTATCTTTATACCATGTCAATAATGCCGGTTCAAATACCGTATCACCTGAACCAACAAAGTCACAATCACATTCTTGTGCCGCACCTTTAACTCCTAAGATTTTGGTTTGTTCATCTCTCCATGCCTGATTCCTTTCTGGGTGAACTGTCCAATGTAGATTGATATTATTAAATCCATTTTGTCCACTTTCTCCGTCTACCCACATTTTATGAAACCAGTTACCAATACCATTTGGAGTTGATAATACGATTGCAGCACCACCTGTTGATAGAGTTGATTGTGCTGATAACCAAATCTCATCAATATCTCTAATGAATGCCGCCTCATCTACAACTAATAGGGATAAGGCTTCAGAACGACCTGCGTCTGGAGAACTTGCGATTGCTTTTACTTGTGAACCATTTTTTAATTTAAGAGAAAGTTTATTATCTTCTACCGATGAACTACCACCATCTCTTAACCAAATAGGAAGTAAGTCGTGCATAACTCTTACCTTCTCTACCAGATTCTTTGCAACAGTGACTTTAGTTGCGATTACTAACGCATTGAAGTCTTGATTGAATAACATCTTCCATAAAATGTATCCTGCAGATAAGGTCGATAGACCCAACTGACGAGATTTAAGAATAATGTTAAAACGATTATCTTTAAAGTCAGTTAAACAATTTTCCTGGAATGGATAAAGGTGAAAGGGTATTTTTCCTCTCACCGGATGCTGAATGACACAATACTTTTTCATAAAGTAAATTGGGTCTAACGCACACTTGCGATATTCTTCAGCAATTATCTCTTTTAAGGTTTTCTTAGGTTGCCCTTGAACTCCCATTATTTTTTGAATTTAATCTTCCAATAAACACCAGCTCCAATATATGGTGATAATGTTCCATTAGTTCCATCGGTTACTCTATTAGCAACACCAATACCTAAATTATAGATTTTGTCTTTTTTAGTTTTTATAAGTAATCCTGCACCAATATTTGAAACTACATCTTCTTTGTTAAATCCACCAGTTAAACCATAATATACTTGTGTTTTTGGTAATTCCTTAACAATCATAGTTTCTTTAATGGTTCTTTGTTTAACACTTGCATTGAAAGTTCTACCCAATATTTTATTTTGAGTAATTGTATCAATCATTGCAATTGTTCCTAAACTATCTGGTAATTGTAATGTATCTTTGTAAACGTTCTTTGCGAAGAAATCTTGCAATAAAGCTTGAGTATCTACGATTGTAGGAATAATTACTTCCTTAATTGTTTCGTGATAAATATCTTCACCCTTTTTAGTTACTACTTTTGTTTTAACTATATCAATTGTATCAATTTCGTGTTTAATCACTTCGTATGCCTTTCCTTCAATATAAACTTTTTTACCTGGCATAACTCCACCTGGGTTAAACCATTGTAATAAAACAAATAAGATTAATGCAACGATTGTAATGTTTTTAAAATTCAATAATTTTTTCATAATTTTTATTTTTTAATTAATTCTGGATGATTTAACTCAACCAATTTTTCTTCTAATAACCTTTTTCTTTCTATTAATAATTCAATGGCCTCATATGCTCCATCAATGTCTTTTTTCAAATCTGTTTTTACTTTTTCAATATCTACTTCCCATGTCCAAGTTTCAGTTCTACCATCTTCGGTGATAATTTCCATTTGTTTTTTTATACCACTCAAAGCTTCTTCATATCTATCCTTTAATTCTCTAACATAAGCAAGTTTGTTTCTTGTTATCTTATAATCTTCATAGAATGGATATGTTCCATCTTCTTTTAAACCATGTTCAAACTTTGCAAGACAAACAATACACATTCCTGTTTTACGAATTAGTTTTTTGTCTGCATTACTATATGATTCCGTTTTACAATCTTCATTTGAACATGTACTCAACTTTTGTAAAAATTGTCTTACATCGTCCATTTGAGTGACTGCAACTTTAAATCCTTCTTTTTGTTCCCACTCTTTTCCGTCTTTGTCAGTCCATCTTTCACCAACCTCTCTCTTTTCTTCAACCTCACCTTCATAACCAAAATGAGTTTGATTATTATCTGTTCTTCCAAAAACCGTGTCTATGATGAGTTTACGAGATTTGTGCATCCCTTTTGATTTCTCATCAAAACTTTTTCTTTTTGCCATATTTCTATACTTTTATAACTGTTTCTTTATAGTATATATATCAAAATTATTCGTAAAAAATACCCAATATTTGATTTAATGGTGCAAATGAACCTGTAAGTTTATAAGTTTTTCCATTATAAAAGAACACCAATCCTTCGGTTGCAACTATTTTATCAATACCACCTAATGCATTTAATCTACTTAATTCTTGTTTCAATTTTTGAACTTTGGATTGGTCTCCACCACTTCTAACTTGTGATGCAACAGATTTAAGTTTTTCCTTCATTGACCTAATTGCTTTATCAGGATGAACAGTCAATACCGAACTTACAAATTCTAAAACATCTGCACCCACTCCTAAAAATAATTCTTCGAATGGTCTAATATTATCTTTTTGTTGCTTTATAACATTTACCTTATCTTGTGCAATTGCCCATTTTTGTAATTCTTCATTTGATATTGTATTCAATCTAAGTGACTTATCTCCAAATGCCCATCTTCTAATCAATGATTCTTTTGTAAGTTTATCAACTTTTACAGGTGCATTTGATGTAATCCACCAATCCCACCAACTTTGATGATAGTCTGCAACATTATCGGAATCACTTAACCCAAATTCACTTTGTAATTTATTTAATTTAGAAAGATACTTATTTTGTTTAGAACTTAAGTTATCGTTTTTAGGTATACTTGTAATTGGTGGGCCTTGTATTGTGTATTTAGATTGAACATCTGCGTTTACTTGTTTAATCATTCCTGCTAATATATTCTCTGCACCATCAACTTGTCCTATTGCAGTACCACTTTCGTTATACTGAATACAATTATGAAAAACTAATAAAGCTTGTCCGTAAGGAATTACATTTACCGATGTTGGCCAAATAACTTCAATATTCATAAAGTTTTTACCTTCACCAAAAATCTTTTCTCTTTGTTTTTGAGATAGAGATGATATTGCGGCCGATAAATCTTTCATTGCGAAATTATATGCATCTGTCAATCCACCTCTTCCGGCAAATTTAGATGCAACACCTTCGATACCCAATGCATTTGCTCCTGCATTTTGTAGATGCCCTTTATTTCTTGCTGCAATCAATCTACCATTTTTCCAACTTATTGCCAAAGCTTGTCCGTCAGTTTTTTCTCTAATCACTCCTAACTCTCCGGTAAGTGCTTTTGTGATTATATTTTTCAAATCACCAAAAGTTAAATCCATATCATCAAACGGATGTGACATATGCCCATATGCTCCACCTTCTAATAATAAACTTTCATTTAAATTGGGTTGGATATTTAACTCCTTTTCCATTTGGGTTATCTCATCGTATCCCATATTACGAAGTGCTCTTGCAACCATATTTGGATTTGCTGGCATATTTGCTCTACCAAAAAGATATGCATGGATTCTTTTTCTAAATGTTGAATCTCTGTATAATTTTATAATATTCATAAAATGGACATCTTTATTACCCATTTCGTATATGTTTTGTCCTTTTTGACCCAATCTAAATGTTGTTGCCTTTTTACCATTTATAGTTGGCATCCCGTGGTCATCTTTACCAATGTCTTTAACAACAACTTTTTTGTTTTTGAATTTACCCATCAAAACTTCATCACCCGTATCAACATCTATATTGATATCTTCATTGTAAATTTGTTTATTGATTCTACCATATTCTCTCATTAAGATTCCTGCTACGGCATGTGCTTGATTTTCTATTGGAGAACCATCTGCACCATCTTTCATTGGATTTCTAACCAATCCCAATTCATCTTGCTTTCTATGAACCATTTCGTGTGCAAGAGTTCTCAAAATATCTGCCGTTAATCTACCTTCGGTTGCTACATATATTTCTTTTGTCATTGGGTCAAATCCACCTAAACTGGTTTTTACTTCCGCGAATTCTCTGCCACGAACTAAACTTATCTTTGGATTTTCTTTTAATTTTAATCTTTTAGTTGCAAACTCTACAAAATGTTGAATAGATTGTTGTTTTGATTCGGAAATGTTTTCTTTCATCAAATTAGCTGCTGCATTTTTTGGTTTATCTTTTTTATAACGTTCTATTGATTTCAAAAGTTGTTCATTGGACATTTTATATGTTTCCATTTTTTTCAAAATAGTCTCTGTATAATTTTTTATGAATGTATCTTTATCAAATTCTTCATTAGTATTTTCAAATATTTTTGCAACACCCAATGCAACACCACCGACTGCTGCTTGATTTTGGTTAAGACCCAATGATTCAAGTCCAAGATGTTTTACTATGTCTCTTAATACATACCCACCAATGTTTTTTGCACCAAATTTGTATGCAATTTTTGCACCTGCACCTTTTGCCATAGCCGTTAAACCACCACCTGCTGCAGCTGCCGTACCCGCTCCCATTATTGCACCTGCTGCTGCAACACCACCTAAAATGTATGCACTAAATTTAACCAAATCCCATCCTGCTTTTGTTTGTCTTTCACTTTCTTTCCAAGACTTTTCTGCTAATTCTCTTTCTTCGGGTGTCAAATCTTCTCTATATACGGGTTCTTTTTTTGTTTTTGGTCTACCCAACAAATCTTTTTCTTGTATGGGATTGCCATCTTTATCCATTACATTATGTCCATGTTTATCTTTTTTATAGACAGGAACTTCTTTCATTTTAGGTTGTATTACTCCGTTTGAATTTCTTTCACCCGGTTCTGTAAAATCATCCCAATGTCTATTTTTACCATCTTTATCTTTTACACTACCAATTTTACCAGTAGTTGCTATTGATTTTATCATACTACCCACACCACCAAACATTTCAGTATTGTGGTCCCAGACATGCTTAATTGCGTTACCTATATGGTTTCCAATTTTTTTAACATAATCCATCAATCCTTTTCTTTCAGGTGATTGTGGGTTATTTACACTATCTACATGTTCATTTTCTTCATCGGTTAAATCCTTTCTAGCTGTATTTAAAGCTTGATTTACTTTTTCTTCTTTTTCTGCTGCTGCTTTTTCTTCAGGAGACATTTCAGCTGAAGATTTTAATTCGGCTCCACCCAATTTTTGTTCCGGTGGTGCTTCTTGTTTTTCTTCTCCAGGTTTATTTTCTGTACCCTTTTCTTTTTCAGTATCGGTTTTACCCTGTGCAGTTGCTCCTTTATTAACAGGTTGACCAGGTTGAGATGGTTTTGGTTCGTTTGCCGGTGCATCCGATGGGCCTTTAGACATCTTTTTTTCTTTTTCAGCAGCTAGTTCTGCGGGTGTCAATACTCTTATATTACCATCATCGGATTTATGAGTTGCTCCTTGTTCTTTATTTTTTCCATAATATCCACCACCTAAGTGTACTAGTCCCATTTTTTCTGCATCAGATTCTTCTCCAAAGTATTGTTTACTAAACTCTTCAAATAATTCTTCAGTAATTACATGATTTATTAATTCCATAATTGGGTCGTATGGATTCAATTCATAACCACTAACCAATTCCGTTACTGAACCTGTTGGTGCACCATTTATATATCCTCCAGGTAAATTTAATCCAACTCCTATTCCTCCTGGAAATCCCTCACTTAATTTTGTTGTTATCATTTTAAAAATATCTTTATCAAATTTTGGGTAAGCTTTAAGAAAAAACTTTTTAGCTTTTTCCTTATCACTACTTCCCAACCCCCTTCTTACATCCGTTCCACTTATTGGATTTTTTTCTGCAGGTATTGGATATGTATAACCTATTTCATCATAACCATATCCGGCTTTACCTTTATATGGTTTAAAATATTTACCTTGCAATCTAGTTGCATCCTTATCACCAACTGCAGCAATATATGCAATAGTTTGTCCGTCATATTTTTTTAATATTTCGGCAGGTCTATATGGATTATTTACTTTTACAAACTTAGTAGATGGAACACCAAACATCTTAGTTGCAATTTCTTTTTTTTCATTAAAAGAAAATGGAGATTTATCAGATGATGTATCGTTAGATGTTGCAATGTAAACATTTGCAGAACCAAATTCATCCACTAGTCTTTGGTACGCATCATAATGTCCTCTGTGAAATGGTTGGAACCTACCACCATATACTACAACTTCACCTTCTATAATTGGTTTATTTACTTCGTTTAAATTCATGTGTATAAATATCCTAAAATTTTAGAAATTCTTGTAAACAAATGGGTCTCTCTTTTTTAATTCTTCTAACTTTTTTTTAAATTTCTTTTTTCTTTGATAATCTTCATATTTTCTAATGAAGAATGAAATAATAGGTAATTTTTTCATAATTTATAGTGTATTATTATATATATATAAATATAAATTATCATTTTAAATGAAAATATTAGTTACTGGTGGTGCTGGATATTTAGGTTCAGTAATCACAAAATCATTATTAGAAAGAGGATATGAGGTTATTGTATTAGATAAATTGACATTTAATCAAACTTCGTTATTACAATATACTTCAAATTCAAAGTTCAAATTTATTTATGGAGATGTTCGTAATGAACAACTATTAGAAAAACTTTGCAATGAGGCCGACATTATCATTCCTCTTGCAGCTATTGTAGGATTTCCTGCATGTGCACAAGACCCACAATTGGCAAAAGAAATTAACTTTCAACAAATAGTTAATATTGTTAAATTTACAAACGGAAAAGGTAAAAAGATTTTATATCCAAACACAAATAGTGGATATGGTTTAAGTACGGGTCAAATAGAATGTACTGAAGAATCACCACTTACACCAATATCGGTTTACGGACAAACTAAATGTGATGCGGAAAACTTTTTAAAAAATTGTACGGATGCAATCATATTTAGATTAGCAACCGTGTTTGGTGTTTCACCAAGAATGAGGACTGACTTATTGGTAAATGACTTTGTTTACAAATCAATAACGGACAAATATATTGTTGTATTCGAAAAACAATTTAAAAGAAACTTTATTCATATACAAGATGTAGCATTTACTTTTTGTTTTATGATTCAACATTACGACAAATATAAAGGTGAAATTTTTAATGTAGGATTGAGTAATGCAAATCTTTCAAAACAAGAGTTATTAGAAAAAATACAATCGCATGTAAAGGACTTTGCTGTGGTCTACGATGACTATTATGAGGACCCAGATAAAAGGAACTACATTGTATCAAACGATAAGTTAGAAGCTACAGGATGGGGGCCACAATGGAATTTAGATAGAGGTATTAAAGAACTTATAATGGCATATCAAATGATAGTTCCAAAAATGGGTGCGGAATTTAGAAATGGTTTTCCTTTGGGATACGCAAATCAAACATAATATGAGTAATAAATGGGATGAGTTTCAAATAACTCCATCAAAAAAATTTGGTTATGAAGTACCAATATATACTCCATCAATTTATAGAGAGTATAGAGGTGAAATATTTACAACTTTTCATTCAGAGGAACATCCTGTAATGAATCAAATACATTATGACAAAAATGAAATCAGTATACATGGTAGATTTTCAAAATCATATAAAGGTGTATTAAGAGGATTACATTGGGATAGTAAAACATGGAAGTTGGTACAAGCAGCAGTGGGTGATATTTATTTAATCGTTTTAGATATGAGAATGGATTCACCAACATCGGGAGAATGGGAGTCATTTATTATATCCGAAAGAAATAGAAATCAAGTATTAGTTCCACCTGGTTTTGCAAATGGACACTACGCATTAACCGATTGTATGTTTCATTATAATTTATTTTATAAAGATGGTTATGTTGATGCAGATGAGCAAGGTGTAGTTAAATGGAATGACCCAGAATATCAAATGGAATGGCCAACGACAAATCCTATATTACAAAAAAGAGATAGATGAAAATATTAATATTATATGTACCACGCAGTGGAACTAATTCAATAACAGATTATTTTTTGAAACAACATCCAAATTATGAATATTTTAATCAACCATTTACTCGTTACAAAGAAACTGGAATTAAAAAAACAAAATACGAAGAATGTATCAAATATGAAAATGTTTTGGTAAAAAGTGATATAAGTAATTTTACTTTGCTAAAAATTAATAAAGAGAAAATTATAAATGACTTTGATAAAGTGTTATTAATATCTAGAAAAAACAAAAGAGAACAGGTCATTAGTTCTATTATTGCACAACACAATAAAAATTTTTTAGATAAAACCAAAAGAAAATATCACTTAGATGGAATAAGTGAAGAAAGGATAAAAGAACAAGAAGAAATGTTTGTATCTTTTGAAAATATATTATTTGAATTAAAAGACCCATTATTTCGTTTTTTTTATTATGAAGATTTATTTTATGGAGATTTTTCTGAATTATTTGATTATTTAAATATTAATTATATCGATGAAGATTTTAAAAATATTTTAGATAAAAGTAATAAATATAATGTAGGATATCATCCTAGTAAAACCAACAAAACAATACTTTAAATTAAACATTCAAAAAATATGTTTAAATATACAAATACAAACCCCATATTACAAAAAAGAGAAAAGTGATAGAAAATTTAGAAAAATATCCAATTGTATCCGAAGCTAGATTTACAGCTGATGAATTAGTTAAGTACGAAAGAATGATTGCAGACCATTGGGAATCGGGTAAAATTAAAGGGCCTGTACATCTTAGTGGTGGTAACGAAGAACAACTAATTGAAATTGGTAAAAGAATTAAAGATACGGATTGGGTTTTTTCAACTTGGCGTTCTCACTATCATGCGTTAATTAAAGGTGTTGACCCTAAGTGGTTAGAAGAAGAAATATTAGCAGGTAGAAGTATTACTATTGTTAGTGAAGAACAACGATTCTATGCATCGGCAATTGTAGGTGCAATTATACCAATAGCAACGGGTGTAGCAATGGCAAATAAAAGAGATGGTAAAGATGATAAAGTATTTTGTTTCATAGGTGATATGGCGTTTGAGACCGGTGGGTTTTATGAAATGCACAAATATGCACTTAGATATGATTTACCCATTGTATTTATAGTTGAAGATAATGGAGTATCAACAAACACACCAACGGAAGCAACTTGGAACGGAGAAAAAAGAGAAGTTCCATCACAAAAAATTATTTGGTATTCATATGAAAAACAGTGGCCGCACTACGGAACAGGAAAATGGGTGATATTTTAAATTTAGTATTTGATGAATGGAATGGTGATAAACCATTACCTAATTTAAATTTTTTAAATGAAAAATTAGGCAACGAATATTTGTTATTACCAGAGTTTATTTTTAGTTTAGAATCAAAAGGACTATTAATAAATAAATGTACATTAAACGATGTCAAATTAGATGATAATTTTTATTATATAATATCTCATAGATGTACATTGGAAAGTATATACAAATATAATGAAAATAATATTTGGGAATTACCCATTGATGTTGAAAATTCTATTAAATATAGAAATTTAAAAATTATATTTTTAAGTGAACACGAAAGTTTTAAAGGAATACATAATTCATTAAAAGAATTAAAAGATATTATTTTAAAAAAAGAATTGAATGAAAATCAATTTTATATTATAAATAATAATTCATTATTAAATGATGCCAAAGTTTTTGCAGAATCAAATATAAATGTGCACAAAATAAATTTTTTGATGGATTCTGTAAGTTGTGGGTTGAAAATAAACTTATCCGAAGATGATTTTATTGAAGATAAAAAATTTATATTTTTATGCCATAATAGACGACCAAAAATGCATAGATTATCTATATTAACTCATATGAAAAATATGAATTTATTGGAAAATGATATAACTGATTGGTCATTAACATATGGAATTCATAATAACAAATTGAGTGATATAAATGAATTTCAAACATATGTAAATTTTGAAAATAATAAAAGATTATTTGATGATTACAAAAGCATATGTAGTAAACCAAAATTAAGCTTTTATGAAAATGATAAAAATTGGTTTGATACGGAAGATGTTTACGATGTTTGGAATCATCATTTGTTAACTACATATCAAAATAGTTACATAAATATTATAACAGAATCTCACTTTGATATATTAGATATACATATAACCGAAAAATCGTTCAAACCCTTTTATTATTATCAAATACCTTTATTTTTAGCATCTCAAAATCATATTTTAAAAATGAAAGAAGAATATGACTTAGAGTTTTTTGATGATTTGATAAACCACTCATATGATAAAGAAGTAAATGATATAAATCGTTTACATATGGTTTTATCCGAAATAGATAGGTTGTCAAAAATAAAAGATGAAATAAAATTATATTATAAATCTAATAAAAATAAATTTATAAAAAATCATAATTTCATTAAAGAATTTTATCACAAAGGATTAATTTTTCAATATTTTAATAATCTCATAAATAAAATTTAATATGAAATTTTATTATGAAAATAAATCATTAATAGGAGAAGGTGAAATATTAAATGAATATTTTATGATTTCTGAATTTGATGAAATGTATGGATTAAAAAATCCAATATTTGAACTATCGGATTATGATGATATAATAATATGTTTAAAATCAAACCAAAGGCCGTTTGATGAAAATTTTTATTTTGCAAATGAAATATATTTTAATAACTTGTTTTCAAAGATACAAAATAAACCAAATATAAGAATTATTTTAACAAATAGACACGAAGGTGTTGATTTGTATTATTTTTTAGAAAAAATAGTTGATTTAAAAAATAAATATAATTTAAAAAAATGGCAAATTATAATAATAACTTTGAATGATATTGTTAAAAAATTTGAGAAAGATATAACATTTATATATCACCCATTTTTATTGTATGACTTAGCAAATAATTATAATGAATTAACTACTAAAGAAATTTTACACAAAAATGAAATAGTAAAACTATCCAATACATTTGATTATTTAAATACAAAAAAAGATAAATTTTTTTTGAGTTACAATAAAAATTGTTTAAAATTACACAGAACAAAATTTATTTTATGGTTAATAAAAACAGGAATTATAAATGATACATTATATTCTTTATTAATTAAAAAATCAAAATCAGAAGAATTTATTTCTGATTTTTTATCGGACCCAGAATTTAATGAATTGATTGGATTGTGGAAATATTATGATGAGTATGAATCGTTAGGATATAATATATTGGATTGGAATTATTTAGAAAATAAAAACGATGTATATTCAAATACAACATATACTTCATATAAACATTACGCAACCACTCTATTTAATATAATAACCGAAACATCTCACGATAAATTTAGTTTAAATCTAACAGAGAAAAGTTTTAAAGCTATTGCCAATTGTCATCCATTTTTAATAATAGGTGATTTAAGAGTAAATGAAAAATTAAAAGATTTTGGATTTAAATTATATGATAATTTAATAGATTATTCATTTGATTCAATATATGATAATAGGGGACGATTGAATGGTGCTTTAAAAGAAATTAAAAGAATATATAATTTAGGTGAAGAATATATAATAAATTGGTATAAAAATAATATAGAAACCATTGAATATAATAGAGATATGTTTTTATCATATGGTAAAATTAACATATTGGAAAAAACATTAAATAATTTAAAAATGAAAAAAATTCTAATAACAGGTTGTAGTGGATTGGTAGGAATACATCTTGTAAAAAAATGTATAGAAAATGGATACAAAGTGATTGGTGTAGATAAAACAAATCCCAGTGCCCATTTATCGGATTTAAATTTTAAATATTATAATTTAGATTTAACTATTGAAGAAAATATTAAAAATATATTTGAATTTGAAAAACCCGATGTTGTATTTAATTGTTTTGGAATAAAGGGTTCACCATTAAAAGCAAAAACACAACCGGTAGATTTTCTATACCCATCTTTTAAAATTAATACTGAAATTATTAATCAATGTGCAAAAAACAACATATATTTATGTTTTGTAAGTTCGGTTGGTGTTTATGCACCTGCTGAAAAGTTTGTTGAAGATAGTGTATGGAAAACATTACCATCGGAAGCTGATTGGTTTCCTTCTTGGAGTAAACGAATGGGTGAAATTCTTTTGGAATCATATAAAATACAATACGGATATAATAACTGGTCAATTATAAGACCGGCCAATATTTTTGGTGAATACGATGATTTTGGTGGAAATGGTACAGTCATTGCAACTCAATGTAAAAAAATATCGGAAGCTACAAATGAAATTGAAGCATGGGGTGATGGAACTCCAATTAGAGATTTTGTATATGCAGGAGATGTTGCTGATGCTATTTTGGATTTGTATGAACGTAATTTACATACTACAATTAATTTTGGTGCAGGTGAAGAGATTACCATTAAATCTATGATTGAAGAATTGATAAAAATTAGTGGTAAGGATATATCCATAAATTGGGATACATCTAAACCAAATGGAGATATGCGTAGACAAATGGATACTACAAAACAAATTGAATTAAATTTATTACCAAAATTAGGATTTAAAGAAGCATTGGAAAAAACATATAATCACTATTTAAAAAATAAGTAGTTATGGTATTACATGCATATGGATGTAGTTGGACTGCCGGCGAGGGGTGTGATAGAGTTATAGAAGATACTCTAACCGGTGAGGAAAAATTAAAATTCCAAAATAAAAATAGTTGGGTTAAATTACTTTCAGATAAATTAAATATTTCCCACATCAATAATGGTATATGTGGTAATTCTAATAATAAAATATTTAATAAATTAGTTGAAGATATTAGAAATGAAAAAATACAAAAAAATGATTTTGTTACAATAATGTGGAGTTCATCTTTGAGAGATGTAGTTCCATTTTTACCAAATGGTGAATGGGTAACTTGGTCGATTAAACATTTAATAGAAGAACCTCATAAATTCATAAATGCACATAATACTGAAAATGTGACTTATGATTCTTTTTTTACAAAATATAAAGAGTTCTTTATAGGTGAGTTATTTAATCAAAATTATTATAACATTGTTAGTCAAAATTACATCATATTCATTCAAAAATTATTACAACATTATGGAATAAAATACATCATGTGTGATTCATTTGAAAGTATGTTAATTGATTTAGATAAAAAGGATGATGTGAAACATAATATAGATAAAACATATTATTGGAATTTTGATAAAAAAACATTTAGGGATTTTTTAAATGAAACGAATGAATTGGATATTTGGGAATACCAAACTGCAACATTTAAAACAAAAGCAAGTCAACATCCTAATAAAAAAGGATATGAATTAATTAGTAAAGAATTATATAATTATATTAAAAGAAACAAATTGTTATGATAAACAAAGATTCAAAAATCCTTATTACAGGAGGTTCCGGTTTAGTTGGACAAAATTTAACTAATCGATTGGTTAAAGAAGGTTATACAAATATTAGAGTCAATCTACATAAAAGAAATGTAAGAACTCCAATTGATTTAATAGATTATACCCATTTTGATTTACAAACATATGATGGTTGTTTACAAGCAACAAAAGATGTAGATGCAATTTTTCATTGTGCAGCTCAAACATCAAATGCGGTAGATACGATAGATGACCCATTGGCACATGTTACACCAAATGTATCTATGAATAATTTTTTAATAGATTCGGCTTGGAGAAATGGTATAAAACATTATATTTTTATTTCATCAAATACAGTCTATCCACCAAAAGGAGATGAACCGGTTATTGAAACCGACTTTTTGTTTGATGAACCATATCCAGTATATTTTCCAGTTGGTTGGATGAAACGATATGCGGAAGTACAATGTGAATTATATGCAAAATATTTACCACGTAAAATGAAATGTACAGTTATTAGACCAGCTAATTTATTTGGGCCACATGATAAATATGACTTCAATAAATGCCATGTTACACCTGCAACAATACGAAAGGTTGCAGACCAAATGAATCCGATTCCGGTATGGGGTGATGGAACTGAATTGAGGGATTTACTTTATATTGAAGATTTTGTAGAGGCTCTACAATGTGTATTAGAAAAAGAAATTAAAGATGGTTTTGAAGTTTATAACATTGGTTCTAATAATGTGTATTCGGTTTTAGATGTATTGGATAAAATGAAAAAAATTGCAAGTTATGAGGCTCCGATTGAATTCATAAACGGTAAACCATCGATGATACCGACTCGTAGAATCGATTCAAATAAGATTTATGATAAGTTGGGTTGGAAAGCAACTACCTCTCTGGAAGATGGTTTAAAATTGGCATACGATTGGTATTTAAAAAATAAAGAAGAATTCAAATAATATGAATGGTATTATTTTTGCGGGAGATAGTTTTACTTGGGGACAAGGATTATATTATTATTCCAAACTTCCCGGATTAAAGATACCCGAATCGGGTCAGTATATAGATACATATGTCACTCCTTCTCATAGAAAATTTTTGGAAAGTAAAAGATTTGCAAGATTAGTTGCCAACGAATTTGAAACATTCGAATTAGTCAAAACCGGTAATGGTGGTAGTGATTATGAATCATTGAAATTTATAGATAATGTTTTTCAAAAAAATGGTTATAAATATGAAGATATAAGTTATCTTATATTTCAAGCTACCGAATTTATGAGAAGTCCGTTTGAATTAGAATTCGAAGATAAATCCAAAGAATTATATTTTAATCATAGTATTATGAAAACACAGGATATACATAATGTTTTTCTAAAATGGTTAAATAAAAATAATTATACATTAGATGATTACGAAAAACTTCACTTAAATCAGGTTTTTAATAAAATAAAAAATAAATTTAAAGAATTGGAATCACATGGTATAAAATGTAAAATAATATGCTGGCCTTTGGAATATGTTGATTTAATTAAAAACGATGACTATATGTTTGATAAATTTATACCCATTTTTTATGATAATAAAAATATAGATTGTTTTGAAACATTTATGAAAGATTATCCAGAAATGATGATTGAATCAGACCCATATTTTAAAAATCCAATTAGGGATGGTCATTTGAGTTTAAAAGCACATAAAATAGTTGCAGATAGTATTATAAATAAAATAAAATAAGTTATATGAGTTCACCACAATATACTCCATACAAAGATGCATTAACAACTGCGATGACAAATTTAGCTGAATTAGACGATTCGGTATTTATTGGTCAACAAATTGTATATCAAGGAAATCCTATGAGTACGACATTGGGAGGAGTTTCAAAAGATAAAATGATTGAAGTTCCAGTAATGGAGGAATCTCAAATGGGAATGAGTTTGGGAATGGCAATGTCAGGTAAAAGAGTTATTACATTCTATCCTCGTTGGGATTTCATTATATGTGCAACAAATCAATTAGTAAATCACGTTGATAAAATTGGTTTAATGAGTGGTGGTAAATGGAAACCAAATTTAATTATCAGATTGGGTAAAGGTTCGGATAAACCATTAGACCCAGGACATCAACATAGAGGAAATTATTTTGATGAATTTAAATCGCTTTGTCCTAATATAGAATTTCACGATTTAAAAACAGCTGTGGATATTGAATTGGCCTATAAATATGTAACCAATGAAGGTGGTATTCATTGTTTAGTAGAATATCCGGAATTATATTATGTATAAAAAAGATAATATTATATTACATTAATCAAATGTAGTTATAAATTCTTTTTTTTCAAATTTAATTCTATCTAAAGTTTTATCAAATATAGTTTTATAATTATCATTATAATACGGGCCGATATTACTTTTTATAGTTTCATCAAATAATACTGCATTATAGTAATTACCATATTGGCCGAAATGGCCATCATCAATTACATTTAAAGTTTCTTCTCTAATTGAAAAATTTTTTGGTAATTTAGAAAAAAAATTATCATACGAAAATTGATTTTTTATTGAAAAATTCCATTTTTGTTTTTCAGTAATTTCATCTAAATCGGAAAATGGTGTCCACATTATTGGTTTATATTTTGAATGTAATTCCACAATATATTCCATAAATGATAATAAATTTTTATTTAAATAACCATTATCAAAAAAACTAATTTCTCTATTTACTGTTTGATATTTAAATAATTCTTTTGGTAAGTTTTGTAACGATGATGTATTGGAATGAATAAACATACAATCCAAATTATCGGTTATCCAATTAAATCTGCTTGGGTGTGTCCAATTTATTATAATTCTATCACCTTCATTATAATCAAAATCTTTTATTTTTGAAAATTGATATATTATATCCTCAATAGAACACCCACCTTTACCAAAATTATATACATCATATCCCCATTCTCGTAACCAATCATCGAACCATTTAGCGGTATAATTTATATTTACTTCATTTAATTTTAATAAATACTGGCCGATTGGATTTGCCATAATCCATTGCATTCTATTTTCATAAATTTTTGATTCTTCTATTGCATCATATTTTTCTTTAAATAAATTACATGTAAATGAGTCTCCTAATAAAAATATTTTCATAATAAATTGTATTTTTTAAGGTATTTATTATTTAATTGTTTAAATGAATTGGTAACAAATTCAATATCTTCTAATTTATTTTTTAATAATATTTCCGAACTTACATCGGAAATCAATTCATTATCGGACTGAGGTATGTTTAATGTATTCATAAATTTAATGTATTCAAAATGAAATATATCTGTAAATAAAATTATATTTTCTAAATTTTCTGCAGTATCGGATAAGATATTATTATCAATGAACCATTTTTTTATTATATTTTTATAAAATATATAATAAGAATGTGAACTTGGATGTGGGTCTGTTATCAAATTATATCTTCTGCCAATAGATAAATTATCTCTAGCATATTCACTTATACCACCAAATTTACCCGATGGGGTGTTGTATGTTTTTAATCCAGAAATTAATTTAGAATTTAAATTTGGTTTTTTTCCAGCACAATACGTTTCCATCTCATCATTTGCACTATTATATTCATAAAAAGTTACTATTTTTTTTAAATCATCTATTTTATGAGTTATATTGTATTCAACAAAATCTTCTACAAATAAATTTGCCCAACCAAAAAATATTTTATTAATTACACTATTTTCTTTACAAAAATCATTTATATTTTCAATATTAGAGATATGTTTTAAAAATATATTTTTTATAGATTCGTAATCATTTAGATTTTCTACACCATAGTCATATGGATAATTATTTACATCTATATCCATATTATTCATTTTTACAGAAGGCCTTAATAATGCAGATAATTGTATTATTGCATATATTTTATCATTTGGATAATTGGATTTGATATCAATAATTTTTTGTTTTAATTTATCAAAAATAACATGATTCCCATATGAACCTCTTGCAATTGTATAAATTTTAACATCATCTATTTTATTTTGATTAATTAAGTCTAATGCAAGATATTTATGAAGTTTTATTGTATTGGGAGCTCTTAATGTTTCATATGAAATAGTATTCTTTAATAATTCAACATTAAAATTATCTTCAAAAACACCTTCATCTGAAAATGAACAACCCGCAAATATTATATGATTTTTTTGCATATTGATATTGGGTTTGCCTCATCTTCACGTTGTAAAAATTCTTTTATTTTATCTTTATGGTTGGTAAAATATTGTATTAAAATTTTAGAATTGTTTTCATATTCATAGATATATTTAAAATAGATATCATGTAATGTTTCTATCTTTTCAATAGATTGTTGAGTGATGTGGCCATATCCTTCTCTGCAACTATTATCATCCGTTATATCGTAAAACCCATATAATGGAGATGTGAATCTCATACCGATTGATTCAAATACGTGTTTTAAATTTTTTGGGCCAAAGACTATAAATGGTAAACACGAAACGATTGGTTTTATTAATTTTTCGGTTATTGGACAACTATTTTTTAAATTTTTTATATCTCTAAAAAAATAAGATTCGGCCACTATTTCAAAATAACACAAAAATTGTGGTAAATATGTATGTTTTAAATTTATAGTTTTTTCAGAATATCTGTCAAATGAATGTGGTATAATTCCCTCATTGTCTTTAAAAAATGAATCCAAATTGTGTTTTTCTGCAGAATAATATACCAAACTATCATTGAAAGACCACATTCCATTTTTTAAATTATCGGTTGCTTTTAATATATTAAAAATATCAATTCTAGTTGGGCTAACGTGGTTTGAATAAAAAGAGTATTTATAAGGTTTTATTAAATCATAATATTCTCTATTCATATTTTCTAAAAAGGTTCTAGCATTAAGATAGTCGTTTAATATTAACCAATCTACTTGTGTATACAATGATAGTGGTAAAAATATTTTATATTCGTTTTTTGTAGAATACATATCAAAATTGGCATAATAACATTTTTTACCTATATCTTTTGAGAAATTAATAAATTCTGTTTCGTCATTTACTATGATTTCATTTAAAATAAATAAAGCTTTATTAAAATCACCATATAATTTAATATATTCATTTATAGCACTTTTTAATTTATCGGAATTGTGTATTTTTTCAAATTCAAATCCAAACGAATTTACTACAAATATAATACAAGTATTATTTTCACTTTGAAAACCAAAACCAGTTGGCATATAATATCCATGTGCATAATTAGTTTCAGGTGTTAAAACTTCTATAATATCACCATCATCTTTATATAATATTGCTTTCATATTTTATTAAATGTTTTACAATAATTTCCGATATCTTTTTATGTCCTGAAATACCTGGATGAGTATCTTCTATTCCATTATTTAATTCATCACCTAAACTTAATTTTTCATTTTTACACATATCTTGTATGAAACTATATTCTTTACAATTGAATGTGGAATCCGATAATTTTATTATATTTCTATCCGTTACTATTCCCTTATATATGTTGTATTTATTTATAATATCATATGGTTGTAGTAAATAAATATTATTTGTATGTTGTTTTATATACGAAATTAATGACATCAAATTTACATATTCCTTTTTACCAAATTCTTCAAAATTACAAAAATTATAATAGGAATTTATTACATCTTTTTTTATATCATGCCATTCGGCATTATCTTCTGTTAAATCATTTGGATTTGATAATAAACCACCCGTTATATTAAAATATCTACCTATTTTATTTGAATATATCTCATCTCTAAATCCATTTGGTATTTCCAATATAAAAGTTGTATTAGATATATTATTGGTCATTATATATTCCCAACACATTCTTACAATTCTATTAATAGAGCCACCATATCTAGAGTCATCTTGTAATTTTAAATTAAAATGATTTGCAACTAAAGTTGGATATGAATAATTACGCCCTTTACCAGGTATATTACAAGTTTTTATTAAACCATTTACATCCAATGTGTCACCATCCGTCCAACTACAACCATTTATATATAAATTTTTTATTTGAACATGTCCCATTTTAAAATTATTTCTTCTGTAAATTTTTTATAGTTTGTATGTCCAACATGTCCCCAAGAACCCGCATTTCCTTCTATAATATTACGATGTACTTCTGATTGAGAACCATATTGCCAATATTCTTGATATAATGGATTAAAATCTTCATCTGTACTTGGTATTTGATTTCTAAGAGCCCATTCTAATACACCCCCATTTTTGTGTAATCCCTCTTCTTCAAAAAACCAACAATATTTTTTCCAATCGATTTGTTTATATAAATTAGCTCCCCAAGGAAATCTATTTATAATATCATCTTCGGTTTCATTCCAAGTATTATGTATTTTTCTATCAACAAACATACCTTGTATCATTTCATGCCCGTTTTTATAATCGGATGGTAACATCCCATAATGATATGCAGAAGAAAATGGATTATGCATAAAAAAACATTTTAATTTTATATTATGTAATTCACAAAATGTTATAACATAATCAAAATAATCTAACCATTCTATAAATCGTTCTTCATCATTGTATAAAGTTTCTAAATATAATTGATTGAATTTAAACATCTTTGGGTTTAAATCAACAAAAGAAGATTTATCCATATCAGGACATGCCATTGTTAACCAATATCCTTTTTCACCATTATAAGATTTATCATTTATAAAATCATTTGCATAATTTTCATGTGTATCAATTGGTGCTTTGTGTTTTATTTCATTTGATACAAAATAACTTTTTCTATGGAAATTAGACCATTGAATTATTATTGATATTTCCGAACCATCTACCCCACTATTAAGTAATTGTTTTGCTTTATATAAAGCAGAACGTGCAATGGTTAAATTACCATTTCCTGGACTTCCCATATTAAAAACTTCTAATTCCGGTCTTAATGTTTTAATCCAATGGGTATGATACCAAAATTGTAAGTGGTCTTTTAAAAAATCAGATTCACCTCTTTGTAGATTTACTCTTTCGTGTGATGTAAAAGAACATCCACTTGTTATTAAATATTTCATATTATTTACATTTTCCACAAATGGTTTTACACATTTTTAGTGGTGTTTTATTTACTAAATCATCATATACAAATTCATGTAATACCCCACTATTAAATACATTTTTTAATGTTGAATTATTTAAAGAAAATTTATCAAATCCTATTTCTAGCATTTTATTTAAAATTTCTTTTTGGTAAGGAGATTCTTCACCACTATGATGGTGTATTGAATTTGAAATGTTTGGTGGTATCATACAACATGGCATTAACAACTTATCATGTGTTATGTATACATTAAATTCACTATCTAATAAATTGGATGGGTTTGTAAAATTTTTAGAATAACACGTTTGATTTGTTATAGAATTAAATTTATTAATATCTTTTTCTGAAAATGTTACATCGTTTTTTTTGTAGGGATTTTTTTTGAAACTTCTTTTTGGTTTTATTAAAAAGTTACTTAGTTCCAATGGAGATTCTGACAAATCTATTTCGGATAATTCTGCCTTTAATTTATCCAATTTATTAAAATCCCAAAATGTTTCTAAATATTTTTCTAATTCAGGTTTTTTTATTTCAGTTAAAAAATGAGTTGATTGGCCTTGTATATTATATACTTCCGTTTTGATTCCGGTTGTATATGGTTTTCTTAAAAATAATTTACCAAATCCAATGGATTGTATAAAATCAATCATTGGTATAATTTGGTTAGTGGTTTCGGCCCACATTATAAATTGTATTTCAAGTTGATGTGGAGAATTTACCTTTGTTACAAATGAATTTAAATTTTGAAGTATCTTATCCCACTTAACATTTACTCTATATAATTCATTAGATTCTCCTAACCCATCTAATCCAAATATCATATGAACACCAAGTTCTGCCAATTTGGCAAAATCTTTTGCATCACCAATTCCACCATTTGTGTTTATATGAATTGGTAAATTTGGATTATTTTCTCTAAAATATTTAACTATTTTTACAACATCGGGATTTCCCATGGTGTCTCCAAAATTACCACATAGAATTAAATTTTTTAAATTTTTAATTATTTCCAAATCAATGTGATTTTTTACATCATCCATTGACCAATAAGTTTGTGAAAATTCACTATAATGGCCATCTCTTCTACGCATACACACCGAACACCCTGCATTGCATATAGATGATATTTCAAAATCTAAACAAGTTATTAAATTACTCAATTCCATTAATTAAAATATTTTTTCCATTCTGGTAAATAATCACCTATAAATACATTTCTTTGTAAATCTAATAATTTCATAAAATTTATAAATTTATTAAATCCATCTTCAATTGGTTCACTATATAATTCGGCTTTTAATCTTTCTTTTTCATAATTGTCTAAATGTTCAATATTATTTAATATTTCTTCTTTCATTTCGTTTGGAATAATAGATACATGATGAAATGATGGATGATGTACATAATTATGAGCTACAATTAAATTGTGTTTATTTGTAAATTCTTTAAATTTATCAATATTTGATACATTTAAACAACTAACCGTTTGACAAACTTCAATTCTAAATATATTTTTGTATTTTATAATTTTTAAAAAATTTGCATAAATATTTTCCCACTTAGAACCGGTTCGGATATAATCATTTCTTTCATCTAAATCATCTATCGATAGGTGTAATCTAACATTTTTAAATTGTTTCCAAATGTTTATAAAATCATCTGGTACATTAGTCATATTTATTGAATAATGTATGTTTATATTTTTAGAGCGGCCGGAATCAATTAATTTTTGTAAAAAATATGCATGTTCTCTGATTAATGTTGGTTCTCCACCATTAATCCATATTTCTTCTAATAATGAACATCTTTCATATAACTCATCATAGAATTTTGTACTTCTAAACCACTCCGTTCTAATATCACATTTAAAATAATTCTTTTCAAATTCGGTTCCTTTGAATACTTTTACATCTTCATTCCATCTATTACTACTAAATGGATTACAAGTAACACATTTTAAATTACATACAGTACCTAAACGTAATTCTATGTATCTGTAATCTAAATCTTTTAACGAACCATCCGAATTTGTATTTGCATAAGCATGGTCTATTAAATGTTTAAATTTAAGATTGCTCTCCATTCGTTTACTATACACATTACTTTTTTCGTGAAAATAACAAGTCTTACATTCGGAAGGAAATTCACCTGCAATCATTTTTTTTCTGATAGTGTTAAAGTTTTCAGAATTTGTAATATCAAATAAAGAATCTTTATCCAAAAATAAATTAAATCCATCTTTCTTTGCAGTACTCATATCATTTGTCATATCGGTAATACAACAAGGTGTCGATGTTCCAATTGGGTGTGTTGCTAAGTGTATGAATGGTAGTGTACAAAATGGCTTACCATCAAATTCTGGGTTATTCATAATTAAATTTTTATACTATTCCACCATTCTAATAATGGTTTATAATTAGAAAATATCTCTTCTATTTTTCCTTCGTTTCCTCTAAAAGCATCAATCATTTTTAATCTAGCCTTTCCTCTTTTCAATCCTTGTTTCCAATCGGGGTATTGTTCTTCAAATGTTTGTTTCTTTTTAATATCTTCAAAACAAGTTACATAATTTTGAATTTTAGGATTATATTTTGATTTTCGTTTTGCATATTCAATGATATCATCTAATATTGGTTCAAGTATGTGTCTAGGAATCATCATAGGTGACATTACAATACTACTATCAAATGAGAATGTAGTTTTAATCAATGTGTGTACATCTAATTTAGAGGTTATGTCAATCATTTCTTTCATTGAAAATAATCCAGGAGAGGTTACGGTCAAATCAAACGATATACCATACTCACCAAATTGTTTATTTAAAAATAATCCATTTTGAAAATTTTCAAACCATTGGTTCCATTTAATGCCATGTCTAACATATTCAACCACATTACCAATACCATCAATACTTGCACATATTTGAACACCCTTAAAGTGTGGAAGTAAATCATATAAATTAGTTCCTTTGTAAGCAACTCTACTTAAATTTGAATTATATCTAACTATAACATCTTTAGATTGGCCGGTTTCTACCAATTGTTTCATAATATCCCAATGGATATCCCACATCAATGGTTCTCCACCTACCCAATAAATTTCTTCAATTCTTTTTTCATTAACCGCATCCCATAGTTCTTTTTCCGCTACTTCTTTCTGAAATTTTTCTATGATTGGTTTAAATTGTTTACTGGCCCATGCATCCGTACCATTATCATAATTACCCATCATTCTATTTTCAGCTTCCCAAGAAGATGATAATTGGTCTCCACACATTCTACATTTAAAATTACAAAGATTACTAATCCTATAATCAAATGATATTGGTTTCATTTCGGTATAACCATCATCATTTGTTTTTTCAAAAGCTTCTTCGATTTTATGTGGAAATAATGTTTTTGTAAAATAATCTCTATAAATGTGTATATTTAATAGTTTATTATTACAGACATTACATTGTGGAATTTCTTCACCTGCCATTAATTTTTTACGAATATCCATCATATATGGACTATTCCAATGTTCATCTAAACTAATTGGTGTATATTCGGAGTTTGTATCGGCTTTTTGGGCATCAATATATTGAGTTGCCCAACTGGCTTTTTCTCTACTTGCACAACACATTCTTCTTTCACTTTGTGGTGAAAGGTATGTATGTGCAAAAGGAGCCATACAAAATGTTTTATTGCCTTCGGATGGTTTAATTTTCATATTAGAATTTATCTCCACCTCTGATACTATACATTTCACCGTTTTCATAATTTTCTAAATTATGAACAATATCATACATTAATTTACTATGATATTCATATTCTTCATCATTTCTCATAGGTCCTGGATTTAAACTAAACATTTTAATATGTTTATATTTTTCTTGACAAGATAATCTAAATATGTGGTTTGTTAATAATTCTTTACCAAAAACATATGGATACATTTCACCAACTCTATCTTTTTTTATAATTAATCCGGTTGATAATGCTATAACAAATTTTAAATTTGGTAAATATTGTTGTATTAATTGTGTCGGTGCTATAATATTAAAATCAAATAATTTTTTAAATAATTGAATTTGATTTGTATCAAACCAATCATTTGGTTCCGGACTACCCGTATTACCATTTAATATGATACCATCCACTTCACTTACTAAAGAAGCGTAATTTTTAATACTTTCTGGATTTAACAAATCTAAAGTATCTTTTCCTGGTGTATGATATAAATCAGGATTTTGTTGTTTTAATTTTGTAGCAAATCTACTATTGCCCCCTGTTACTAAAATTTTCATTTTTTTTAATTTATATAAAAGTATAACGAAACTCTATCGAACCCATCGGGTACAGGTATCGTCATACCATGTCGTATTGTATTTGTATTTTTAAATAAATACCCGGTATTTTGAATATATGGTAGTGTTAAAAATGGAAAGTTATGGTTTTTGGAATCACTATTTGCATATGCAAATGCCGTACCTAAGTGGTTGTGGTTTACTCCGGTTACATATAATTGCATAGATGTATCAATTTTTGGATTGTCTACATGCATACCAATGAAATAATCCGCCGTATCCCACCATACTCTAAAACTACACGATGTATAATTTTCATCCATAATTTTATTAATATAACTTAATAATTCTGATTCTTTAAGATTGGTATTTATATCTCTAATTAATTTAGATGCATCAACTTTTAAAACTTTTCTAGAACGATTTTCTTGTTTAGTTACGTTTTCCCAATTTTCTGGATTCTTCATTGCATTTAATATTTCCAATTGTAATTTATTAAAAGTATTATCATCAAATAAATTTTTAATTAAACATAATTTAATATCTTTATATTGAATTTTTACAATATTTTCTTCTAAATTATCATTAAAAAAAATAGTATCCATATTATTTAATTATTTTTTATATAATCTAAAACATCATCTTGAATATCTGGTTCAACATAATCTTGTGCACCTGGGTTTGCCCATTGTGGATTTAATACCCAACCTTCTTTTTTAGCAGTTTCCATAACTTCATCAACGTATCTATTTGATTTAGCGTCATCACCATCTACCACACCTTTCAGTGGTCTAATGTTGGTTTCAGGAATACTATCCCACCAATCTTTTAACATAGGAAATGTTTCTACAAAGTTTTTATTTCTTCTGATATCATATTGAGAATAGAATGATTTAAAATCTCTTTCTCTTGTTTGTAAAGAAGATGTGTGATTGTGTCCTGTTTCTATTTCTCTTAAATATACAACAAGTCTTTCCATACTTTCTTTTTCCCAAGCAATAAAACCATTTTTTTCATCATCCCAATTCTTATTAATCCAATTTTCAATAGCCGTTGCTCTTTCTAATCTAACTTCTTTAGGAAGTGTTACCAATGATTGAAAAGATGGAAAACGAAGAATATTAAACGAACAAACAGGTGATTGTGATTTATGTTTTATTTTTAATTTTAACATTTCATCCATAAATTCTGGTAATGTAAACAAACATAATGCATTTATAGTCATCATACAATTTACAGTAGTTACTTTACCTTCGGTTAATATTCTATCAACATTATGTAACCAACTTTTAAAAACTATACCATCTCTAATATACTCAGCGTGTGAATCCATAGCTTCACATGATGTATATAAATGGAATGTTTTAAAATTATGTGTGGCTTTTAATAATTGTTCAAATAATTCCTGTTTTTGTCCTAGGTTTGAGTTCATTGCAAACTCAGTTTCACATTCAGGATGATTTTCCCACCATTTCATCAACTTCCAGAAGTCTTGTGACATAGTTGGTTCACCACCAGTTACTCTTAATTCTCTCAAAGTATGTTGTAATTCTGCCTCCCACCATTTCCAAAATGCTTCAATATATGGATTACCTTCATTTTTTCTACCATATGGCATTGAGTGGCCACCATCATGTTGAAATGCACCTGCACCATCACTAACTAAATTTTGATACGGGCCGTTTTTCTTAATGTCATTTTGCCAACTTGTAGAGAATGAAGCATTACAATATGAACATGCAAAATTACAATTCGGGTCAAACGCAATTTCTAAAGTTTTTAAATCAACATCCTTTTCCCAACCATACATAGCTCTACATTGTTCCAATTCTTCATCGGTATAAATTACAGATTTAAAAACTCTATCTGAAACTCTATCAGGACCCAATCCTTCTATTTTCCAACAATAATCACATTCTTTTGGTTTTATACCCTCAAGCATTTGTTTTCTAATCAACTTTTTATATTGAGTATTATGAATTGCTTTATAATTCATAGCGACTTCGTTTAAAGGTATTTTGTGTGCTGGTGGGTGATGACAACTGGCAGTTGTTCCATTCCCTAACCAAATTGTCGCGTTAAACCATTTAGCACCACAAAATGATGGTGATATGGAATTTATAGCTCTATCTCTATATTCTTGATATGTTTCATCAAGTTTTTTTGCAATTATTGCCATATTATTATTTATATTATTTTATGTAAAAAGTTACAATTTTCAGATATATCATATATTTTGTAATCGGTATGTTTTTTAAAATCATACAACCCAACAATAGTATCATCTAAAATTAAATTATTCTTTATATTATATATTTCAAAAATTGATTTATATGACTTAGATATCATTAAAAAATCTATGTCATATTCACAATAGTTTAAATTAAATGCATTTGTTGGAAAGTTTCCTGAACCAAATATTATGTGAGGTTCGTGTCCTATACTAAGTGATTCATCATTTTCTAATTTATATTCTATTGCAATAGTATCATTAACTAATATTTCTAATATTTTTTTAGTCTTATCAAATCTGAATGTTAGTAAATTAAATTCGTATCCGATTTCTGTTTCTGAAAATAAATATTTCCATTCGGTTTCACCATTTTTGTTTAGATTTAAAATCAACATAAGATTGTTATTTTCTTTTTCAATATCCAATCCCATATAATTTGGTAACTTTGCAAATATAGTTCTTTTATCGTTTGATTTTGTTAAAATTTTAACATACATAGATAATGTAAAATCGGTATCCCCTTCAAATGTTTTTCCTATCTCACCGGTATTTATATCATACGAAACCATACTTGGCCATAATAACCAAGGTTCACCATTTTTAATTACCATATTTAATTTTTTTATAGAATTCTTCTAATTCTGGAAAGGTTTTTAGAAAATCAGTACCACGTCTCTTATCATGTTCATCTACAAATTTTACAAAATTATTTCTTTCAACTAATAATTCTTCTTCTTGTGTAGGTGATATTGACCAGTCGTATATTCTTTTTATTTTTTGAGTTTCTACTTCCGTCATTCCCATATGTATATTATCAAATATAGGTACTCCTAAAAACAATGCATGTTTTGCATTTCCTAAAATTAACTCCTTATGTTCTTCAAATAATAATTTTACGCTTTGATGCTTTGGAAATCTTAAATAGGATGTATCTAATAAAATCGGATGTTGCCAATATCTTTCTGAGTTTTGATGTTCTCTTTTTATATCGTATATATCTTTTATTAAAGTATTATATCCAAAAGGACTCATCAAATTATATGTAGACATTACCGTTATTGTCAACTTAGGTAATTTATATAATAATTTGTTTACATTATTTAAAAATCTACTATATTCAAATCCATGTCTAATATATTCAGCTTGTTTACCAAATGTGTCTGATGATGTAAATATTATTATTTCTTTTACTCTATTTTCCGAAATAATTTTATCTAATTTTTCAATTAGTTTATCAACTAAATCATCCGTTACTCCCAAATTTGAATTGATTGCAAATTTTAATTCTCTATTAGGATTTGGTTGTTCAATTATATAATCTAAAACTTTCCAAGTATCTTTAGATAACAAAGGTTCACCTCCGGTAATTCTAAATGTATTTAAATCTCTATATAATTCTGGCCACCACTTCCAAAATGCATCTACATATGGATTGTATTCGCTTTGTAATATTGGTAATTTATTTTTGTTAACAAGTTCATCATAACTATTAAATTCACCAGTTGTTGGATATCCTCCAAATTGTTTTACTTCCTGTAACCATTGTGAGGAATATTCAGGTCCACAATATGAACATTTAAAATTACAAGTATTTGAAAAACTAACTTCAACATATCTTGGATTAAAATCGTCTCTCCAATTAGATGATGCAATTTCTTCAAAATGTGGGGCCGACCAAGGCTCAGTAGATTTGTAAGTTCTATCTGAGTATGAATTTGAATTATCTTCTACATTCCAACAATAATCACACTCGGTTGGTCGTATTCCTTCCAACATCTCCTTTCTTTTAAACTTTTTATATTTTGTATTATGTAAGGCCGACGGGTTTCGTTTTATCTCCTCTACTGGTATAAAATGTGGTGTTGGGTGGTGACAACTATGATTTAATCCGGTCTGTAAATGCATGGTAACTTGTGTCCATTTTGCAAGACAAAACCCACATCCAACCGAATTTAGTTTACTTAAAGTTTTATCAAATACTTTGTTGTTCATTTAAAAGTTTTACATTTAACATAACCGCGGTATCTGTTATTTCGGTTGTGTCTATTTTTTCAAATTTAACAGAATTTATACCATCGGATTTATAATCTATTTTGTCTTGTTGCATTTGTAACACATATCTTCGTTCATTTCGTGCAGTAGTTACACCTTTTGCCCACTTATCAATTCCTCCTTCATTTATCAATCCCTCAGTTTGGTGTGGTAAACAAAAAAATCTACCATCTTTTCTATGTGGTATGATTACATCTGGTATAGATATCTTTTCTTTTTTAAAATTTATATTATAAAAAGTTGCCTGATTATTGGAAATATTTTCAATAATTTTTTTATTTTCTAAATCTACATTTTCAAAATCATAATGTAATACCAAACCATTTGTAGAAAAAGTATTATGTAATTCTTTTATTTCATTTTGTTTTAAAGCTCGATTCCATAATTTTAAATCTGCAATTTGTCCTTTAAATAACAAATTTGGTTGACCTATTAATTGTGTAGATGTTCTACCTAATAAAAATGGTTCACTTCCATATTTTTTTAATAAACCGGTTAACTGAATTGGTGATTCCGTTCCTGTACCATTTCTAGAACTACTTTCTCTACCATTTAAATATAAATGCATTTTACCCTTTACAGTATCAACAACCATTGTAACCCAAGTCCATTCGTTTTCATATCTTTTAAACCATTGATATAATTGTTCTTTTTTTTCAGTCCATAACATTGCAGTATATGCTCTACTATTATTAAAAGATAGTCCCCAATCATATCCAGGTTTTCTAAATATAGGATATTCAACAAATCTACGTTCCGTATCACCTATTAACCAAATTGGAACAACTTCTAATTGTTGAAATGAGTTTACTAAAACCGATATACTATGAGAACCATTTAATATGTGTCCGTATCTATTTGGAACTTTTGCAAAAGAATCTATTCCATTAAATTCTGCAATTTGTTTTTCTTTTACATAATTTAAAATTTTTCTGTTAACCATATCTTCTTTTACACATCTCCAAAATAGGTCATCATCTTCCATACCCCAATCCCAATAATCATTTGAGTAACCATTAGTTTTTTCAACTTGTTCTTTTGAAAATACAACTGCTCCACCAAAGTATTGTTCATATTTTAAATTATAATCACTTTGAGATATACTAACGGCAATGTGTTGTGGATTATCGGTTGGAAATGAATAGTCACACGTATCATCTTCTGGTACCATATCAATATCATGCCAAACAATATAATCACATCCGTCTTTAAAAGCTTCAATAGCTGCAATATTTTTCATTGCACCTCTATTAAAAAGTTTATCATCACATTGATGTGCAAAATATATTTTGTAATCAATTCCTTGTGATTCTAAATATTTAGATACTATTGGAATAAATTCTTTTAAATGTTGTTCTCTATTTCTGTATGGAACACATACTCCTAATTTGTGACTCATATTGATACTGTAATGTGTGTTTGATTTCCTACACTCGCTTTATTTAATTCTTTAAATGTTAAAGTAGATAGTCCATCATGTTTTGTATTTTTGTGACCTGGTGTCACTTCATTTATATATTTTAATTGATTATATCTAGTTGTAATATTTTTCCAAGAACCATTTACGAATCCATTTTCTTCATGTGGAATTAACTTAAAAGTACAATCTCTTCTATGAGGAATATAAATTGGTTTTGTATCTTCTATTTGATATCCAACAATTTCACAATTCATTATTTTTCCATCATTTCGGTTACCACTTAAATCTATTAAATTATATGATTTTATAAATTTTGCATCATAATATAATTTTAAACTATCTGCAGATTTATAATCACCAAAATCTTGTGTTAGGCCGAAAAATTTATTATTTGATATTTCTTTAATTTCTTTATCGTTTAATATGGTATTGTATATTGCAACTGAACTAATTAAACCTTGGAAATATTTTTTATCACCGTCTCTCTTTGGGTCTCCTGCACCTAAATATAATTTAGTTTGTCTCCTATAATTATACACATCATTTGATAAAAATTTTTTATCAATTAAATTACCATCTTGGTACATTTTAATTTCTTTTTTATCTGGATTGATTGTAGCTACAATTGTAGTTTTATAATTTGGTTTTATATCAGAATTTATGTAATTAATATTTTCAAGTTCATCATATATTTCAAAATTATATCTTGAATATGAATTAAAGTTAATATTTAAATCTAAACCAGGAATACTTAATACAGAAAAGGTATCATCATATGTTTCAGTATTACAATGTAATTCATCAGGATAAAATGATACAAATATACTATAACAATCAATTGGTTCTATTACATTTTTACACTCAACATAAGAATTATGGCCATTGAATTTTAAAGCTGCCGTATTAGTTGCAGGTTGAAATATTTCTTTCCTATCTAAACTTACATTAAATTCTTTACACCTGTGTAATAAATCATTATCTTCGTATCCCCATCCCCAATATTCATTTGAGTAACCATTGATAGCTTCAAATATTGAACTTGGAAATATTGTTACTCCGCCAAAGTATTCATCAAATAAAATTCTATTAAATCCATCTGTACCGGTTATAAAGTTAGAGGCTATATGTACAGGATAATTACAATAAGAGTAATCTACTTCAATTGGTATCATATCCACATCATGAAATACGACATAATCACATCCTAATCTTTTAGAATATTGAAACCCTATATTTAATAATTTTCCTCTATTAAATGTTTTGGCATCATCTTGTTCAACTATTATCATTTCATAGTCTATATTTTTACTTTTTAAGAAGTTTAACATAGATTTTTTAAAAAGTAACAAATGGTCGGGTCTATCTCTATATGGTACTATTATACCTAACTTATGCATATATTATTCTTTACCCTGTGGTGTGGTTTTATACCATTCTGCAAGATAATATTGAGTTCTATCACTCCACTCTTTTTTGTCAATTTCTTCAAACCAAACAGTAAGGGCGTCTAATGAGTTTGCAATTTTCTCTAAAGCTTTAATTTTTCTATTTTCTAATAATAATTCTTCGTCTGTCATAACTTATTAATTTTTATAAATGTAGTATTTTTATTTGATATTACCAAATTATATTGATATTATTTTTTTGAATAATTTATTCCATTGTTTATAATCAATTTCTTTACCAACATATTCAAACATATATTCCATATTAGTAACATCAATTTCAAAATTATTACTTCTTAAAGATTGATACATTTTTAAATATTCGTCTGAAAATGAATAATCTTTTCTAATATCTGCAACTTGTTTAATTCTTTCCACACAAGTCGAATCCCACTTAAAGTGGTGTACCTGAACATTATATTCATCAACAGGTGCAATCAATGGATGATTCCAACCCTGCCATCTCCATGTAGTATGGCCATCTATTTTTGCGTAATGTTGGCCAGGTGTTATTTCTATATAACCCCTCATTATACAAATTTTATTAGGACACGCCCCACTCATTGGGTATCTAAAAAATCCTGCAACTGGAAATTGTTCAAATATATTTTCTTTCTTATTTATTTTAGGAAAATCTCCTGTTTGTCCTATTCTATCAATAAAACCACCTCTTACCAATTCCCAACCATTTCTTTCACAGGCTGATATAATTTCATTTAATGGTTTTGAATAAATGTGAAATTCATCATCATCGGAAACTATCCACCAATCATTAGGAAATAACATTTTAGTTTCATTATATAATTGAGTAACATATTCCCAATTAAATTTTTCTTTTGTTACTCTTTCTACAATTTTAGCTTTATCAAATTGTTTTGTTATTTTTAAAACTTCATTATAAGTACTAGAACCTTCCCACTCATAAACTACTACATACATTTCGTCTACTAAATCTTTATAATGATTCAGCATATGCCATAAAGTTTCTACTCTGCTACCAGTAACTGTAACTAATCTTATTTTATTCATTTAATTTTTTATTAATCTTTTTTAAAGCTTTTTTGTTAGTAAAGCTAAACCAGTGCTTGTAACTTTTTTATCAAACATACGAAAATTTTTTAAATTTACCAAATTCCATTTTTTATCCTCTTCTAATTCTTTAATAAATTTACATGGGCCGTCAAAAGGAACAAAATCTTCTTTAGAATTTTCAGTAACAACAAATGTGTCATGATAAGTTTGGTCGGTATCGTGAATTGTTATAATACCATTTTCAGACATAATAGTTGAATATAATTCAAAATCTTTTTTAACTCCTTCGTATGAATGGTCTCCGTCAATATGTAGATAATCTATTTTAATATCTTGTCTTACAAAGTAATCGTAAAAAACTTTTTCCGATGTATCTAAAATAACTTGTGGTGAAAAGTGTTGTCTTAAAAAACTATTCTCATTTGTCCAATCGGTAAACCCACCAACTCCATTGGCAGCATCTATTATTATTGTAGTCCCAATATCACCCCATTCTTGTTGATTATTTCCTTCAAATATTTTTTGACCATGTAAATCCCATCTAGCTTGTGTCATAAGACGGGGTATAAATCCACCTCCTGACCCAATACAGACACATACCTTTGCTCTAATAAATTGAATGAATGAATACACCAAAAGTCCATCCCCTAAGTGTAAATCACTCGCACCATGTGTCCAACGATATTTTACAGGGTCTAATATTGTATCACCATCCGAATCTATCGTATAGTTATTTGTTAAAAAAGTTTTAACATAATTTAAATTTAAAAGAGATTCCATATTTCTTTAATCCAATTTTGTTTATTTGTATATTTTGTCAACCCATCTCTCAATTTACAAAATTCTAAATTTACTTTTTCAAATCCATCCTCTTGTATTTCTAAATATCTTTGATGAAATTCACCTTTACTATTTGCTCTATATTTGTAATCAATGTGTTTCATCCAATCGGTATGTATAATTGGAACTTTACCATTATCAATTGCATCAAAGATTGCATATCCAAACGGTTCTTTTATATAACATCCGTGAAATATTTGAAAATTACTTTCGAAAAATTTATTATGAAATGTATAATCAAATTCCATAAACCTATGATAGTCGGAATTGGTTTTTGACCCTTCTAACATTCTTTTGTAATCATATTTGTTTGAAAATATAATTGATGGAATGTAATCTAAATAATGTGCATTCTTTCTGGTTTCACATCTTGCAGCATATCCAATTTTATTAGTTATAATTCCTGTAAATGGTTTATTATGTTTCCACTCATAATAATTTGTAATAGTTTTTGTTTTTGGATATTGATTGTGTATTGTATCGTTTTCATAACCTATCCAAACTATATTGTCGGAATTATCTAATATTTCTTTTTGCCATTCCCAATCTATTTTTGTCATTAAATTTTCATAATCAGAATTTAATCCCAACATATCAGGAATAAAAGCATGAACAAATGTAAGATGTGTTTTGTGCAAATAATTTTTAATTATAGGATTTGATTTATAAGAGTGATGTAAGAATACAATCTTATCACATTTGTTTAATATTTTATCAACTTCTTTTTCGTTTCCAAAAGTATAGATTGCATCAATTTCTCTAACCAAAGGTCTACCATCAATTATAATTTTATAATCTTCTTTGACTAATGGTAAAACATTTTCTATAAAGTTATTACACCAAATATCGGCACCACCAATAACATTTTTTCCATAACCTGTTGTAATAAAAACTATCATACAGAACCCGTTATCATTAAACTATCACGAAATTCTCTTTTCCACTTTTCGGTTTTATATTTACCATCACCACCATATGTACCACTCGTCAATATTTCATTATCACATCTTTCAGCAATAACTGTCCAATCCACCGATGCAGATGAATTTTGATTTTCACTAACAACATATACATTTCCATTTTCAATTTTACCTTTTATTCTATCAAATGAATCATTGTTTTGTAAAAATAATTGTGGATTTCTTGTTAATGAATTAAATGTTCCATTTGTTAATCTTGAAGAAATATCTATATTAGAACTACCCTCACCATTTATTAAATTTAATTTACCTCTATAAATCAAATCTGCTTGTGGGCCCTCAATTGCAGTGTGATATAACCATTTATTTTCATTTAATGGATGTGTAATTTGGAATTGTTTAGTAGACGCAGAAAACGTACCATTGACAGCTAGTCCTGACAAAAATTGAGACTTTCCTTTTACTTCAAAAAAGTTTTCACCGGATATAGCCGACACAGATGCGTTCATATAATTTCTAACACCTGTATACACTTGCAATCCTGCAGGTGCCAATTGTGAAAATCCATTATCTACTCTACCAAACTGTACTTTTACAGTTGAACCAAAATCATTCATATAAACTAATGCAGAGTCTTCTTCTGGTACACCATTGGTAGTTGCGCATTGAACATATTGTTCTAAATAAACATAAAACCAGTTTTGATTACTATCTACTTGAAAACCACCTCCAAAAATACCATATGAATAATCAGCATAACTGAATGTGTTACCTGCTAGTTTTACTAAATTATTTTCAACAATAGTTGACCTATATGTTTGAATTAAATTTGTTCTATTGGCAGCGTGTGTATAAGATGCATATTTTTCTGCAACCAATGTTAATTGATACTTTGCACGTACTCCATCATCATTATTAATCGTTCCACCACTAACCTGAATAGTAGCAAGGAATTGTAATAAAGTTAAACCATTTACCCCATCAGCATCAACCCAAATTTCTTCGGTAGGATATTGTAACCATATTATACCTGTACCCGCATTACCAATACCAGCATCGGTATCACCCCTACCACTTGTTGCGGTTAATGTTCTAGTTTCACTTTGAGAACTATCACCGGTAACCGTCAATCTTGTAGCCGATGCATATGTAAAATTAACAAAGTCAAAATCAGCAACAGTTATTGCCGGAATAGTTATGGCCGGTGATATTTTTACTTTTACTTGATTGGTACTATTTCTTGTAATATAATACGCGGTATCTGTCGAATTTAAACTAATGGTATATGTACCATTGGATTTAGATAATGCAGTTTCGGTGATTGACCATCCAGCTATCGTACCGGCATTTGCAACAACACCCGTTGTGGTTAAACTGAATCCCGCTCCACTCAAACCACTACTATTTAATGTAACACCATTACCCAATGATATAGATGAACCGGCATTTGTTAAACTTAATCCCGAATTATTTAAACTATATCCTGTTCCTGAAACTCCTCCTGTAAATGTACCAGTAGCTGCTGATATGTCACCACTAAATGTTCCTCCACCATTTATAGTTAAAGATGTCCCATTCCATAATAAAGAATTACTGGCAGATTTTAAAGACAATCTATACACAGGTGAATCACTAACATTGACCACTCCAATAAAAATACCATTTACATTGTATCCTTGTTCACCTGCAGTTGAACTTTGACCGATGGATATATACGGATATGCACTACCACCTGCCAAAGTAATATTTGCGGATGACAACGCTCCATTCGAATTCGTACCAATGTTTAACGTTTTTTGAACAAAAGAATCTTCAAATATACCTATTTTAGCAGCTACAAAAAAATCTTGTGCACCTAAAGAAGTCCAAGCCGTTTGTGATGGCTGATGTGGTGCACCATTTATTACGTTACCTGTTGCTGAAAGATGTCCTCTAGTAGTTGCGTAGTATGTATTATAAGGTGCATTTCCTGTTGAACTCCACAAAACAGTATCTCGTCTACCAGTACCATCCGTTAAACCATCTGAAAATTGGTATGTTCTGCCACTTGTCCAAACTCCCGTATGAACCACACCAGGACCAGTTACACCGGTACTGCCGGGTGCACCGGGGTCACCATTCGTTCCATTCGTTCCGTTAATTGTTACATTTACTTTATGTTCTTTTGTTAATGTACCAGTAGTTCCCTCTGAATTTACATATGTTATAGTAATAGCCACAGTCGTACCTGCATCAGTAGTTGGGGTAGTTGGTGTTATGGTTGTAGTTCCAGTTCCACCTGTTAATGAAATTTGATAAGTATTTACTGCACCGCCTGTTGAATATGTATAATCAGCACCTCCTTCATTTACACTAATTGTAAATGTAGCAGGAGTACCATATACACCAGTATTTGTTTTTGTAATTGATTGACCATCTTTTGATAAAGTTGCAACTACCACCGGTGCAGCTTTTTTAACTTTTGATAAACTTAACGTATCAGTTAAAGTTCTACTTGTTCCTTCTGAATCAGTTACAACTGCACTTATATTAACAGTTGTAGAATTTACTCCAACTGCTAAAGTTTGATTACTTAAAGTTACTACTCCGGTTGTATTATTTACTGTTAAACTTCCACCGGTATCCACTCTAGTCGCAGTTAATGTTACTGGTAAAGTGGTAGTAGCTCCATTGTAAGTTTCCTTTACGACTATTGTTGCATTTGCAAATGAATCAATTTGTGCACCAGTTGATTTAGCGGTTACACTTTGGTCTTTTGGTGTCGATGATATAGCTAAAACAGGTGCTGCTTTTTTATTTTTAGTGTAAGTTGCCGTTTTAACAATACTCGTTGTATCACCCGCACCATCTTTATAACTAATTGTAATGTCTAATGAACCTGAATCTGCTGTAAGATTTGTGATACCATATCCATTTATAGATGGATTAGAATTATTACCACCATTTGGAGTACACCCCGTTCCACTTAAATTGGTTATTGCAAAAGTATTATTTGCTCTAACACTATCGTTATCATCATCAAATGTAATTGTTTCATTTCCAACTTTTACATTTATTGAACCGGATGTAAACGCAAATGAAGCACTTGCTACAAACCCATTTGATAATGCTGATAATGTTGCGTTATCATTTGTAAGAGTTGCACTTAATCCATCTAATATTTTTACAGGACTTATTTTAATTGCATCGGAAAATTCATTACCAAATTGGTCAGAACCTGAAATAAAATAAGAGGTTTCACTCGTTGAGAATGGATATGATGAACCGGCTATTGTATAAGTATCAACCCCATTAGTTGCATTTGTAGATACCAATGTTAATGGTGGTTTACCGCTTCCAGAATTTACCGTTAAAGGTGTAGTTGCCGATGCTAAGTTTTTACGTTTAGCTTCTATTGTAATAACCTGTCCCGTTGGATTGAGAGATAAATCAGTTGCTTTGTAAATAAATTGATTTGTGTTTG